GAAAATACGCCTATTCCCAACATCAGCAAGATTTTCTGGTCGTTTGATACAGATAGTTTCATTATTTCTCTACTTGTATCGCTACATATTTTTGAAATGAATGCATCGCTCCTATATTGACCGTCGGGTGTCCACTTCTCTTGGTGAACCGGCATATTCGGGACGTAAATACCGTCCAACGTGACCGGTTTTATTGACATGTTGAGCTTTTCAATTTCATCCACCCATTTTTGGGATTCGCGAGATAATTTATCGTCATTAGACGACTTGCTAGATTTCTTACGTTCCTTCACGTCTGGGTTGCTCGTCTTCGCCTTGCTTTCTTTTGCTTCAATCAGCGCTTCCAAACTATCAATCTTTTTTATAATAGCGTCGTTATGCAGTATTTTATTGTGGATTTCTTCCAATGTCAAATGCCCAATATTGGATTGCTGAATGTAAAACTTACCTATTTTATTGATGTCATCCGCTAAGAATATAGTAGGTCCATCGGTGAGTGTATGTGCGTCTTCTGTTGTAGCTAAAATACCACTCGATTGCTTCATTTTTGGTGCAACTTCTTGCATGCTCTGTGTTCTAAAAATCGTATTATCGTTACCGTGGCCAGTATCCATACTCTGGGGCTTCTTGACCGCTTTCGCTCTCCTCATGGGAAATCGTGATTTACGCATTTGTTTGAAATACTCATATATTTCGGGCCATTTGTCCTCTCGAATATGTTGCAATACGTCCAAATAATACTCTTTCAATTTGTTCATTGTGATTTGCGTAATGTCTTTGAAATATTCATCCACCGTGCACTCGTCGTTGACCAGCTTGTTTTCATTCACATAATCCACAAATGCAACCACTTCACGTAGATCAAAATATCGCAACAACGTCTTATTTTGATTGCAATAGCGGACAGCTTCTTGTAGTGAATCATATGCTGGGTGCATATAATGCAACAATACGCAATTACCCACGCTGTCCAATATTGGAATGGATTTTTTGCAATCGTAGCTGGTGATATTGTATATTTCGGCACCATCAAACTTGCATTTGAAATCCACTAGCATATCTTGGATTTCATCATTTGCCGGCAATGTCGCACAAGACATTACCATCGTCGGTATTTTATTTTCACACCAGTTCCGTTGGATAGTAGAATGTAGATCGTGTTCCGCGTAGTCCAATGTGATTGTTGGCTCGTCCCAATATGTGACAATATTTTCAGCGGGATTAAATGCCATCATATAATGCATCGCCGTCAAATATGACTGCACATCACATATCATCAACTCCACTTTGTTACCGACACTGTTATCCACTTTCCATATACCACCAGAGCGCCAGTTCTTCGTATAGTCAACTGCCGAGAAATAATGCAAGCGAACATCTGATGCAGTTTCGCAACCAAACGCAAAGGCAGTTTTTACATCCATGCTGATTGCCGATTTTGCCAATGCGAGTCCAATGTGTCGCGCAACACATACAAATATCACGCGATGCGATGTAACTAACCCCAATGGCGACAATGTTTTTCCGGTTCCAGTTGGCGCAGTATATAATACTAATTTGGGCCGTCCAATATTTCGCTTGCATATTGTAAATAGGTCTTTCTGATGAGAATATAGGGTCATATCAGAATATTTCAGCAAATAAGGGTTTTTCTCTATAAAATCATGAGCATTGTGAATAACTTCTGCGATGGATGTGGCTTCCTTTGCTACATCTAATAAATTGTTCATAACAACCATCAAATGCTGGTTCACGTTTGCAATTGACGCTTTCTTCAGTTGCATTATAGTATACAAGTAATATGCATATTTCGTCCGACGCTTTGCCAAGTTCTTTACCAACTGTTGGAATAGTTCAAGTAATACATATTCATATATAAGTCGTTTGTTTTTGTCTATATTTGTTTCCATATTTTGAATGCGAAACATGTCGGCACTCTTCATTTTTTTCAGTTCGCTATTCTTCATTTGCTTCGGCATGTCAATTTTTATGTCTTTTCCGTATTTTTGCATTTGCTTTACAATAAAAGGTTCAAAATAGGTCTTGTATAGAAACCATTCGGTCTCTTTCGTCTGTTCCACCTTTAAAAACGAGAACATTGATTTCGATTCATTTCTGTGAATATTTACATCGGTGTAACCCGATACGATCATTTGTAGAACAGTTTTCTCAGCGTCAGAAACGGGAGACTCAATATTCTCCCATTCAGATTTGGTAAGTTTAGATTGCGTTAAATCCATTGTGTGTGTGTGTGTGTGTGTAATTGTCTCTGTTTTTATCCACATTTTTATAATCAATTTTCTATCGCATCATGATATGTTTTACTTTTGCGTATGAAATATACATAAATAGTAGCCTCAATATATTCTAGATGTTCCAGTTCTTTTCCGATAAATCACGACAAAACATTTCATTTGAAGATATGCAAAACGCAATAAAGCAACATAATAAATATACTATATTGAATACACTCCCTTCTAGTAGTCAAGACGTTCTCATCAAACGGACATTACCCATGCATGACGAAGAACGGTTTATTAATGATATCATTGACAATTATGAAATGTCAAAACACAATATTATCATATATGGTAATAATTGTAACGACAATTCAGTAGATACAAAGTATAATCAATTACATAAATTGGGGTTCTCGTCGTTATATGTATATCTAGGTGGAATGTTTGAATGGACCATGTTACAAGATATTTACGGAAAAGATGAGTTTCCCACCGATGGGTATACACTCGATATATTGCAGTACAAGCCGAGAACATTGTTGTAAAAAATTGATTATATCACAATTGTAATAATTGTATTCAATCGTGTAAATCACATTTTTAATCTATCTCATTAAAATATAAAATGTCTAGGCCCACAATCATTTCTATCGAAGGCAACATCGGAGCGGGTAAAACCACCATTGTTTCCAAATTACATGAAATGTATAGCGGAAAAGATGACATAATATTTCTGCCTGAACCCGTTCATTTGTGGGAAAACATAAAAGACGCAGACGGCGAAAACATCATTCAAAAGTTTTATGGAGACAATAAGAAATATTCGTTTCCATTTCAAGTAATGGCATACGCAACTCGTCTGTCTATGCTACGAAATACTGTGAAAAATCATCCCGACGCGAAAGTCATTATATGTGAGCGTTCACTCGACGCCGATAAACACATATTTGCACAAATGTTGCATGACGATGGTATGATGGATGACATTCACTTTGAAATCTATAAGCTGTTCTTTAAAGAATACTATGATGAGTTTAGATTGGATCATGTGATTTATATTGATGCGACTGCGGAGAAATGTCACGAGAGAATAAGTAAACGTTCTCGTGACGGGGAAAGTAATATCCCATTAGATTATTTGAAAAAATGCAAGAAATATCACGATACTTGGTTGATTGATTTCGCAGGTGCGAACAATATTCCGGTCTTGCATTTAAACACGAATGAAGATGTTGAATATAAGAATAATGATAACGGAATTGGCTGGTTAAACACTATATCGGAACTGATAACAAATGCTGTATACGAAAAAGAACCAGAAACAGAAACAGAAACAGAAGTAGAACTTATGCAACGTGCATTTAATAACACCATGCGATGGTGTGAACATTTATTTGATAACGATAGTAATAAAGAAGAATAAATACACATTAGGACATTCAGTCTAACACTAAATCTACTGACCAGTAATTACATAACTCTCATAATCTTCTCTATACATTTTTGTCAGCTCATCGTATTTTGTAATAAAGTTTCCATCTTTGTATTCAGAATAAATCGTTTCAATAACCTCTTTGTCTTCAGACAATGTTTTTTTCATCATGTTTTCTGTTATATGATCAAAAAACAAGTCTAATGGTAGCATGCCAAATACCCAATTGTTACGATATGCCTTGACAAATAAACGCGTAGTATTATCATCTTTCGGCATTGCACTTGTCACAATTGTATTTACGAAGTTTCCAAACTTTACTCGCGCAACCGAATAATGGGGTAACACATACTCATTTTCCACAATCAAGTTTTTAATACCGAATAATTTGCTCGCCATGGAATCTTCTCCCGATTCATATTCATATGTTACGCGAACATGCCCGTCATTTATTCTTTCCGTAACACAACTCATTGGAAGTGGGCGTTTCGGGTTACCGAAACTATGTACCTCCGAAATATGCAAAATATCCAACGAGTTTTCAGTGACGGTTCGTGCATCCATTGCAAAATCCTTTTCCAAAAATACACTCCGAAATGACGAGTCATATGCTTCTGGCTCAGTCCAAATGGTATTAGAACTGGGTGGATGAAATGCATCTATTTCGAACAATGGATTATTATACACATATACCCAGCCGTTTTTTGCGGTTACTTTGAAATGGGGGACATCCGTTTTCAGATTATAATTCGTGTTTGTGCGAATGGTTTCTTGTCCAGGCGTTTGTATCATGCGACCTTTTTTATTGAACTTGAATGTATGATAGGGGCATACCACACAATTTGTTGCGTGATCTATGCGCCCTTTCGCCAAAGATGCACCTCTATGTGGACACACGTCGTATATTCCCGAAAAACTTCCCGTTTTATCTTTCCAAATCGTAATGGGCATATTGCGCAAATTGATTTTGGTTGGCTTCTCCATAGTGAAATCAGATTCGCGACCGACAATATACCAATTATGTCGCATAGCTTGATGATGGGTGCCGTATAATCCGGAAAAACCGGCAACACCGCTAATTAAGGTTATAACTAGTATTAGGAACATAATGTAGTATATTTGTATATTATGTTCCCTCTATGTGAATTACATGTCAAACTTTACAATGATTTTGACAGTTTCCTTCTTCACACACTTACACGCCGATACTGAAAGCTCTTCTCGCTTTTTTCGCGTCTTACTATTATCAGGTTCTCCATGACTTCTGCGTTTCGCCGTGCTATTTCGGTTGTTCATATCACTTTCAATCGCATCGTAGTTTTGTTCTATATATTGTATGACGTTGCTTTCAATTGCCCATTTGAAAAAGTTGAGTTGACCAATAGTGGTTTCCATAAATTGTTGGGGACCATATGGAATCGTTATGCGCTCCCACCGACAAAATGGGTCAAACCGCCGCTTCGAATATGCTTTCAACTTCAATTTATAATCATTATATACTTTGAACCGCGATGCTCGCCCCTTAAAATCGCGTAACTCATATACCGTATAATTCTTCTTTGCAAAATTGGTTACAAACCAATCCACAATACGTAGCGATATTCTGGTTTCACCATTGATGATTTTCTTCATTTGTTGAGTATATTCGGTATTTGAATAGAAATCTAACAGACTTTTCATCAATAGTTCATTTTGTGTATTCAAATTATTAGGTGAATAATATGACATTTTGTATGTATGTTCTCCGATATACGTCTATATTCTTTGTTATGATACAAATATTTACTTTTTATTCATATCATATTGTTATTGTTATTATTATTATTACATTATGCAAGGTTAAAATGCTTAGTTCGAGTAAGCAACACCCGCCATGCCGGACATCACGCGGAGCACGTTATAGTTAACGGCATACACACGGACCTTGGCAGTGTTGACACCGCTGACGGCACCGGCGGAAAGCACAAGCTGAAGGACGGCGTTGTCAATGCGGGAGAAGTTGCAGCTGCCAGATGGCTGGTGCTCCTCGGGGCGAAGGGCAAACGAGTAGACGTTGATACCGGCATCGGGGGCACGGGTGTGGTGCTGGAAGGGCTGCACAACATCGAAGTAAGAACCCTCACGCTCGGAGAAGCGGTCCTGACCGTTAAGCTGGAGCTTGGCGGTGACCACAGGGTTCTCACCCCAGCAGTGCATGTCAAGGGCGGTCTCGGCAAGCACGAAGGTGCTGGCATCGGTAAGACCGGCAAGGTTCTCGGTAAGTCCGGTAACACCGGCATCACCGTTGGCAACACCATCAAGCTGGAAGAGGCCGTTAGTGACGAAGGCATCGGCACCGGACACACCGGCCTCGCTGGCGAACGCATGGATGGCGTTGGGAAGGGCATCGATGGCATCGGTGTAGTTGAAGGGCTGGGCACCAAGAGTCTTGAAAAGAGTCTCGTCCTTCTCGAGGGAAGCACAGTAGTCAACGTTGGCATCGGGCTGCACAACCCACACAAGCTCCTTACAGGGGTGGTTGAAGTTAAGCTTGATCTTGTTGGAAGACGAACCGACAGACTCATCACCAGTGAACTGGAGCTGCTCAATGAGGTACTCATGGGGGTTCTGGGCCATCTTGCGGCGCTCCTCGGTGTCAAGGAAGATGTAGTCCACGTAAAGCGAAGCAGCAACAAGAGATTGCTGGTAGGCGGTCTGGACGGATTGGGAACCAGACGCGGAAGGGCTGAGGCTCTTCACGGCCCACAAGCATTCACCGATGGGGCGGAAGTCAATGTTGATCTTGACCTCGTGGTATTGGAGGGCAATAAGAGGAAGAGCAAGACCGGGGTTGCGGCAGAACCAGAAAAGGAGGGGCACGTAAAGGGTGGTCTCGGGGAGGGCGTTGCGGGGAGCGCACACCTTGGAGTTACCGGCGGCGGCACAGGGGCCATCAACGTTGGCGAAAGTGGGGTCGGTAAGGTAGGTAAGCTGAGTGGTGTTACCAATCATCTTGTAGTAACCGGCCTGTTGCTCCTTGGAAAGAGTGAGCTGGTTCCAGATGTGCATCCAGTCACCGTATTGACGGTCGATGCGCTGACCACCAATCTCAACCTCAACCTGGGCAATGAGCTGCTCACCCACGCAGTCTAACCAGCGGGCGTACACCTCACCAGCGGCGTTGGAATCCTGGTTGATCTCGGGAAGAGTAACCTGGAGGTATGTGCGGTAGGCAAGATCACCATTACGGCTGATCGTGCAAGTCACACGGCGACCGAAATCGGCTTGGCCGGAGAAGGTCTGCTCGATGGACTCCATCGCAAAGTTGGTATGGCGTCTGTAGGACACCTTCCAGAAAGTAATCTCGGGGGTTCCGGTAAGGAACACGTCTTGGGCGCCATAGGCGACTAACTGCATCAAACCACCTGCCATTTTAGAACTTTATTCTTATAGACTAACAAAAGAAAATAATTTCAAATAATTGTATTTAATTGTATTTTTAAAAAACCCCCTAAACATTTTTTGCCTAAAGTTATTGAACTTCAATGGGAATACGCTGACAATTCAAATGGTATTTCTACATTATAACGCATCAGTTTTTCCGTTTTAACGCAGTATCTACGCACATATTTGTAGTGATAAAAGTTTCTAAATAATTCGTATCAAATACTTCTCGGCGATTTTCGTGTTTCTTCGTAAATATATATCTGTCATCTTGTTTCTTTACCGACCATCCATCGTCCAATGCATTCATTATAAATATGAACTTCTGTAGAAGTTTTGGTTTGTCATGACAATCGTCCATATTAAATCCCATTTGTTATTATACAGTGTGCGAATAATCCGTTTTCGGTTTTAGACCGTATTTCATTCCACAAAAAAAATAACATAGAAAGACAACCTTCTATTTATCAACAGTAAAACGAAAATGTCTAAAAAGTGTTCTCAAGCACAAACATATGATAACAATATTTCTATTGATTTAAAACATTCTCAATTATTAGAACAATATAATACTATTGAAACCGAAATCATACCACAACTGACTGAAGAAAAAGTTACAATCAAATCATCTTTATCGGGACTAAAAAAGCAAAATATTACAAAATATTTGGAAGCAAAAGACCGACTCGCCGAAATCCGGGATGAATTACGTAAATTAAAAACTAGTAAAAAACAATATTTACTCAATAACTCTAAATATATATTCAATTATTTTGAACAGAAGAAGCAAATATCTGAAGATGCTAATACTAAAAACCAGAATACAAATGCACTGAATCAATTCTTCAAAGTATCTCCTTCAATAATATCAAGTTCGGACATTGCACTGCCGCATATATCGTCACATACTAGAATGGCATATAGACAATACTGGAACAATGTAAACAATGATGCATACAAAATACAAGACTATATTATTAGTATGGATATATGTCAAATATGCAATAAAGGTGAGCTAATCCCGCAAGACGAAGAAGGCATTATGATTTGCAATAACAATAATTGTGGTCACTTTATAACATATATTGTAGATAGTTCAAAGCCGACAAATAAAGAACCCCCAAATGAAGTATCGTACACTGCATATATTCGACTCAATCATTTCAAAGAAATATTATCGCAATTCCAAGCCAAAGAAACGACGAAAATACCAGATGAAGTGATTGACGCAATTAAAGCACGCATCAAAAAGGAGCGCATTACGGATATGAAACTAATCAATTATGACAAAATGCGCGAAATATTGCGCAAACTCGGTCTCAATAAGTATTTCGAACATATTCAGTATATCAATTCACTATTCGGTATAAAACCGCCCATTATGAATGAAGAACTACACG